TTGTTTGAAAAAGAAAAAACTATCAAGGTTGAATTTCCTTTTACAGTTACTAGAGATATCGTTGACAAACTTATTAAGAAAAATGATATGGATAATAATATTCTAGCTAGTTTGTATATCTAAAAAATATAATTAGATAATATATGCTAAAAAAAATTTTTTTATTGATTGTTGTTTACACTATTTTTATATTCTTTTTTAAAGGGTATTATGCTTTCTATCCTACTATACCGTTATATCCTAGTAATAAAACAGAAGTTCAACAAGTAAAACAATATATAAAATCTAGAACAAAAAGAGACATCGAATTTTTTTATAAAACAAACAAAAGCATAGTTTATGCATTTAAACCTCACGTTAATGAATCACTAGATGAATTAAATAACATTGAAAGTTCACAAAATTCTATTATTTTGTTTTTCAAGTATCTTTTTAACAGAGCCAGACCAGAGCAAGTCGATCCTTCAATAAAACCCATTAATACTGATACCGCACAAACCCCAGCCTATCCTGCTGGTCACGCCTATCAAGCTTATTTATTAGCAAAAGTTTTATCAAAAAAATATCCTGAAAAAAAACAATTATTTAACCAAATTGCTGAAGAATGTAATTTAACAAGAGTTAAAGCAGGAATACACTATCCTAGTGATGGTGAATTCTCTAAAAGACTTGTTGATATTTTTAACAATTAAGATATTAAAAAATTCATTACAGTAATACTATAATGGATTTTTATATGTATAAGGCTATGTGTCCCCGATGGTATGGTTGGCACGATGATATTCGACACGTTGTTGTTGATAAAGATACTACTGAAGATAATGTTGTTAAGGTTGCTAAAAAAATTTCTAATTCTGTTACAGGATCTAAAACTTGTGATGTTCAACTTTTACAAAAATATCATATGGTTATTAATGCGGAAAAAAGTTATCCTGCATTAACAGGTTTAAGATTTCACGACACTATTGGAAAAACAGATATAAAAGAAATACATTTTGAAACTACTACTGACTTAGAAAATTGACAATATAATAATAAAATAATTATATGTTAAAACCAATCACATTTTGCATAACTAGTTTTATAATGAGTGACCCTATTTCAGCTATTATACTAAGTTGTCTGGCAGGAGTTTGTTTTGTAAACTTTCAAAAGATCTTCAAAATAAAGATATCTGATAAAAAAGAAAAGAAAAATAAAAAACCTAAAACTATATATACTTCAGAAGAAGAAGAAATATATCTAGCTGATAATGACGAAGGACCTATATGGTTTTAATCTGCGTTGTGGATCACATCAATTGCAGAATTAATCATTCTTGTTAATTCCACCATAGTAAACATAATATTGCTATTACGTTCACTAAGATTTCTACCATACGGCACCCAATTATGATGTGTGGCTAAAGCGTCTAACCACATTCCTACGGCAGCAGCAGGAACTGTATCTTTTTTTAACCAACCAGAACCTATCTTAAAACAAACACCACATTGTCCGATTTTTACTACGAGTTTCGGGGCATTGTCATCTGGCTTATTTGTGCTTTTTAGATTTTGAGGATCCAATATTTGTGAAGAAATGGCTCTCATATCTTCACAGGCAGGCCGTTGCCTACTTGCACATAATCCCCCACCTCTTTTTTTTGTTTTGCTCCTTTTTTTTCTTTTTTTCTTTTTGTTATGAGTTTTCCTGCGCTTAGTCTTTCTTCTTCCACCACTAGTTTTTCTAGCAGCTCTAGTCGAAGAATTTTTATTGGAACGTGGGTTATTTAAACCCATCATTTTTCTTCTTATTTGTGATTGAAGACTACCTCTTTCTCCTTTCGTGGTTATTTCAATAAATATATTTTTTAAATTTTTTGATTTGGTTCTGTATGAATCCTTTTTATCATCTTCATCATATTCGTCACCATACGCCATTACTCCTAACATTCGTTGAATATCTGTGCCATCATCGTATTGTTCGGCACCAACTAAAGAAATATACAGTGCTAAAGCAATGGCCAAAACTTCATTATCTTGAAGGTCAAGATTATAGCTACTAATCATAGTTGCAGTATCAAGTAGTAATTCTCTAGTTCTTGCAGTATTTATTTTTAACTCTTTAATAGCTCTAGAAACACTCGAGTTGGAATCTAGTTGTTCATAACTAACATTATTTGAACCCAATCCTCTTCTAGAATACATATCCAATCTCCCTAAAATTACATTGTATAATGTTACATATTCTATATCATTTTTACTCGTATCTTTTCCTATTTTAATACCTCCCACAACAGGGTTACTATTGTTTTTTTTACTTGCACTATTACCGGTCAGTTTTGATATAACGCCACCTGCCCCTCGTTTTTTTCGTTTTCTAGTTTTTCTTTTCTTTCCACCACCTGTTTGCACTAAATTATTTAAACTATTATTTGCAAAATCAGCCAAATCAGCTGCTTCTCGTTTGCCTTCATAATCACGAACTTTATTTCCCCCTTTATAATGTCTAATTGTTGGGAATCCATCAACATTGGTATCCATATTCAATTGTGAATGATATTTGTCCGATACATTTGCTACAATTCCTTTTCCACCTTTTAGTTTCGAACGCATTTTGTTTAGTTCAGGTTTCAATGCTTTACAGTGACCACACCAGGGTGCTGTTAATGCAACAACTGATTCGCCACCATTTTTTGCGTGCTTATTTAATTCATCTAAAGCTTGTCTGTGATTATCCTCAGTAATTTCCAAATATTTCATATAAAATATCATTAGAAAAATAAATATTACTGTATAGTATATGAAATATATTGCAATTATTGTTTTATTTTTATTAGGACTTGTTTTCTGTATGTCTTATAGAAGTAAGGATTTTAGAGAGGGATTTAATACAAGCAACTGCCCTAATTTATTAGTCCAAAAGGGTTCTGAAATACATTTAGTAAATACAAATAAAGTCGAAGTTCCTGGAGTAAATCCCATTACATTTAAAAATTTAGAAGAGTATGTAGAATATATGGAATGGATGAAAGCAAATAATATTGATTGTCCTGTTTTATATTTACAACAAACTTATAACACACAAGGTCAGCGTGGTTACAGAATTCTTCCAGACCCTTTAAATCCACAAGGTGGTCTTCCCAGTAATGTAACTGATGGGGTTGCAGTTGAACCCGTATCGAAACTTCTCAATGCTGATAGAGATGAGCCCCCATTCAATAAAAATAACTATCCAGGATTTGATCCACAAAATCAATACACTGGATTATTTACTCCAATCGATCAAATAGAATGCACTAAACAACAAGGAAAAGATAATGCAATGTGTGCTAATTGGAATCCTAAACACGCTCTCAAAAGTTTGTCTCAAGGAAAATATTTGAAACGTTCTCGTCCAGATGCTGACAGTAATATGGGAGTGAAAATTCAAGAACAAAATCTGGGTGTAAATGCTAAAACACAAAATAGTATTGTGGGTGATAGAGCAAATCCAGTTTCTTTTAGAGATTCTATTTTAACTCATACTAAAAATCTAGAAACACGGGCTGCCGATAGAGAAATTAACACTCCTCAAGAACGTGCTTTAAATGCAAATTAAAATAAACACAAATTATATATGTCAAAACAAAAACTAAAACAATTTTTATTTGACGTAAAATCAAATAAAAAACCCAGCACAATTATTTCTAATACTATTAATTCGGAAACTAACTCAGGAAAAGTAACAGAAAAGGTATATAAAGTAATTGTTTTGCTATCTGGTTATCCTTATGGATTTTATGATAAAACACAAGAAACTTATGAAGGTTTTGCTGTTGATATAATGGATAAAATTTTTAAAGATTTAAAATTAAAAACAAAAATTACCTGGATTAGAGAAAATGATGTAAATTTTGACAGTGCTGTTAAAGATGTTGCTAATGGTAAATACGATATTGGAGTTGGAAATTTCAGTATGACAGCGAAAAGATCCAAATTGATAAATTATACACATCCTATTTATCTTACTGATGCATCATTGGTTTATAGAGAAGATGAAACAAATTATTTTAGTTTATTTAAAAATATTTTAAAACTATGGGTAAAGCCATTTGCTTTAATATTTCTTGTAGTTTTTGTCATTGGCTTATTAAGTTTTTATTTAAAAGGAAGATATTCTAGTAAAAATAATATATTTCGGTGGCATTTTTGGGGAACTCTTGCCGCATTACTAGGAGAACCTGGGACAATTATTGATGAAAGTGATATATTTAATAAATCTTCTGTTTTATTGGGATTATTTACTTTAGCATTAACATTTTATATTGGTATTTATTTGCAAGCTATAACAACTAAAGCCGCTCTAAAACATACTACTAATTATGATCCTTTTAATCCACAATATACAAAAGGCATTGAACAAAAAAGAATTCTGGTAAATAAAGGAACAAACTATGTTGATGAAGTAATAAGATATGGCGGTATACCTGTTTATAAAGAAAGGAAACAAGATGGTGTTGAATTGTTAATTAAAAATCACAACATAGATGGTTATCTTAATGATACAGGATATATTATTAAAGAAAAAGAAGATAGACCAGATTTTCAAGTTAGTTTTTCTATTTGGCCAGAGATTGAAACAGGGATAGGAACAACTGCATTTATTGTTAATAAAAACAAAACTGATTTATTGAGAGAAATAAACAGAGTAATTCTTAAATTACATAAAAAAGGATTTATTGAAGTTCAATGTTCCAACTGGATGGATGCAAGACCCAATAAAAAATTGTGCCGTCTTTAACTTTTATATATATTCATTAATATATAGATGATTCCAAAACAAAAACAAGTTATAAATAAAAACGATATTTCAAATAAAAATTTAAAGGTTAAGATATTAGGAAAAGAGGAAGATGGATCAGGAGTCAAATTCAACATTAAATTATGGGAAAAGGTAAAAGCCATTTTAGAAAAAGATGGTTATCAAATTACTGAAACAGTTATTAAAAATCCGAATTATAATAATGAAATAAAAAACTTTAAAAATGAAGGTTTTGATATGGTAGTTGGATTTATTTCTATTATATATTCTAGGTCCAAATTTGGTAATTATACAGTTCCAATCATTTTAGATCAATTCGTTATTGGATTTGAACCCAAAGATTTATATGAAAATACTTTTTGGTATCAAGTTCTTAGAAATATTGGCACTATATTGTTGATTTTTTCTTTTTTAGTTGTTATTTTTAGTTTAGGACTTTATTTTTACGGAAATCATTACAAAAAAAAAGGTGCTAGAATGCGATGGCATTTTTTTGGTGTAATGGCTGCGTTATTGGGAGAACCTGGTTCTATTGTAGAAAGTATTGATATTCGTAACAACTATAGTGTTATCATAACATTCTTTATTTTATTGGCTATGTTTGTTCTTTCTCTTCTTTTAGAAGCAGCTTTAACTCAACAAATTGTAGAAGATGACATTGATGCCGAAGATGATCCAATAGGAACTGATATTAAAGGGATGAAATTAATGGCAGAAAAAGGATCATCTTTTATTAATGCAATTAAAAATAAAGGAGGAATTCCTATTCCTGTTAAAACTGGATACAACAAAATTCAAGATCATTATTTAAAAAACAAAACACAAGCAGCTGGATATGTTACAGAAGCATCAAGTTGGGGAGAATTAAAACAAACTGGAAAATATCCCACTCTTGTTAAATCTAAATTTCAGTTTCCATATGATGAAGCGGGATGGATTGTTGATGTCCAAAATAATGTATTATTAGATAAAATAAATCAAATTTTAATTAAATATCGTGAAGACAAAACAATTAAAAAACTCTGTGCAGAAATTATGCCGCATATGGATACAATGAACTGTGGAATTTAAAATCTTGTAATAATTATATGGATAATTCATTTGCTATCAATATAATTCTATTTTTACTTTTTTGCTTACTACTTTATATTGCCACTATGAGTATGATTAGATACTTGTCTACTAGTTCACCTGCTTTAATGAGTTCTTCTACAAATTCAATGAATTCTGGAAGAAAAACGATAATATATTTTAAAAAATAAGTTAATAATTTAATGTCAATATATCATATTAATGAAAGATATATTGGCTGGTGCAGCTGTAGGGGTAAGTCAAACACTTGTAGGACACCCATTTGATACCGCTAAAACACTGATTCAAAATAGAAAACCCTGGATTGGTTTATCATTTTCTAGTTATTATAAAGGATGGAGATTTCCTCTAGTTGCCGGCACCGTTTTTAATTGCACTGTTTTTCCTATATATGAAAGAACAGTAAATTATACACAGAATAGTTTTACATCAGGATTTTTATCAGGTATTATTGTGTCTCCTTTTGTTTATGCTTTTGATGTTGGGAAGATTAAACAACAAACATCACAAACTATTAAATTATCGGATTTTTACAAAACAAAAGGTCTAGCTAGCACTTTTTATAGAGAAACAATTGCAATGGGCACATATTTCGGATCTTATTTTTATATGAAAGAAAAAGAATTTCATCCTTTAATTTCTGGAGGCGTAGCTGGTTTATGCAATTGGACTTTAACTTATCCACTTGATTCTATAAGAAGTAGACAGATAGCACAAAATATAACTATTAAAGAATCTATTCAACAAGGAAAATTATGGAAAGGATACTCTATTTGTGCAGTAAGAGCTGTTATTGTTAATGCAATAAGTTTTTGGGTTTATGAAACTGTAAAAAATAATCTATAATTTATTTCCCGTCAATAAATTCCTCTAATTCATTTAATACTGTTAATAAATCAACTGAATCTTTTGCTTGATCTTTTAATTTTTTCTCGTCCCCAACCATTAATCCTTCGACGACAAACTGTTTCATAACTCGTTCCTTCCAGGAATCAACCAATGCTACCAAACTATCTTTATTTTCTGTAACATCCCCACCTTGATCATTCAAGTTTGATATTGCCTTATCATTTTCTTTTTTCAACTCTTTTATTTTGTTTGCTATTTCATCTTTATTACTAAGTCCTTCACGAAAGTTTCCTCCTAAAACACTTCCAATAAAATCATTATTTACCTTTAAAATTACAGTAATAAAGTAAATAAAAAGTAAACCTAATACAGCACATCCTAAATATTTTAAAAACTCTTCTGTATTCATATATATTATTACCCTATAAAATTATGTTTCAACTTTTATTACATTCGACTTTTGATACAATAAATATTGCACAATATTTGCTATACTTGATTTTGAAATTCGACGTTTTTGCCCCTTTTTTGTGGTATAAACCACATCATCCAAACAATGTTGATCTTGTTTCAATTCGTTTAATAAATTATATAATGAACCGAATTTTTTCATAACAGCTAAAGAAGTAGTTGAACTTATTCCGGGAATTTGACTAAGTATAATCTCTCCAATATTATCTGGTCTAATATTTTTCTTTTTTACTTTATTCACCACTTCACAATAGTTTTTTGGTTGCTGTATCTGTTGTTTTTCTTCAGAATAAAAACTTTTTTTATCTGAAGTTCTCATCATTTTATCTAGCATAAAAACAATATATTCTGCTGTTTCTGATATATC